TGAAATTAGAAAATCAAGTCTGCACTTTGCAGCAAGCTAAGCGCCTTCAGGAACTTGGCGTTAGTCAGGAAAGCCATTTTCAATGGAAAGTAAACGAGATTCAATCTGTGGTTTCAGAAAGCAAATTCTGTTACCAAATCATTACGCATCTTCCTGGATTAAATGAATATTGGGCAGCTTACACCGTTGCTGAACTCGGTGTGATGTTAGGATTAGATTGTACTGGTTCTTTATTAACAAAATCATTTCCAGAAAACAGAGTAACTGAAATAAATGATTGGATAGATATTAATGAAAATACAGATCAATCAGAGGCTTGTTTCAGGGCCGATCTTTTAATATTCTGCATTGAAAGTAAATTCATATCAGTTGCACTGGTTAACGAAAGGCTTTCATCATGACTACAAAAAACCATATAATTTTGCAAACATGTCTTTGGATTAGTTGCTTTGGTGTATTAATTTGGACCAGTATTTTTGAAGTATTATTTTCATTTCTGATTTGGTTAATTTGTATGATTATTTGTTGGAGGGAAATATTATCATGATACTATCATTCAGCCAGCAACTAAACGGCAAGCCGACTTACTTTATTGAAAAGATATGGGAATGTTTACCTGATAAGGATATTGATGTTTACGATTTAATCGTTATGGATTATCGGATTAGATTTGGTAAAGAGTGGGACGGTAAATACTTTATTAATCACAACCCAAAACTCCACACAATCCGAGAAGATAAAAAATCAAGATGGGGTGCTGGTTCAGATATTCACTTTGTAATCAACTCGCGCACAAAGAATTATTTCCAGTTCGCCCCGGTGATCAAATGTAAGTCTGTGCAGACAATTGAGATAAAAGATGTTTCGCATCTTCCAAATGTTTCTGAGTACGGAATCGTTCTAGGTTATCCTGTAAAGGATATGGTTTTCAATTTGGCATTCTCGGTAATTATTGACGGTATTCCACAAACTGAAGGTCAAATAACTCAACTCGCTATCAACGACGGATTCGATTCAGTAGAGGATTTCTTCGCCTACTTCAATAAGGATTTTAAAGGTGTTATTGTTCATTGGACAGATTTAAAATATTAATATTATGAGTTGGGATTTTTACGAAAATAAGCAAGTCAAGGCGCGTAAGGAATATGCGTGTGACTGGAAAGATCATTTGGAAATGTGCAATGTGATCAGCTATGATAATGAAACTAAATCGCAATATATCAGCGTTGAGATTTGCAAAGATTTTGGCATGACCGATGAGGAAATAATCACCTTACAGAATTATTTTTCCGAAGGATGCCGGATTCATAAAGGAGAGGTGCACTCAGTAACTTCCGGGAAAATTGAGGGGATGTTTGCTTCTTTTAGATGTAAAATTACCATATCGGACATTGTTCATAAATACGAATTAGTTACCGAGGATTAGTTTATGCCAATAATAACCCGAAAGGAATTTGCTGATCTCTGTGGCGATGATGAAAAGAAAGTCAACGTCTGGATATCCAGGGCGAAGATCATCCTAACTCCCGAATCAAAAAAACTGATCAATACAGAAGATCCGATAAACGCGTTGTTTATAAGCGATCGGCAATTGGCTAATGCAGGTAAGGAACCAGGAGAAAGCGTAATAAAAAAGCCTAAAATCGTACCTAAAGAACCAAAAATCGTAACAGAAAAGCCCGTTAAACAGCCAAAAAGTTCCGAAAAAGTTCCAAACAAATCTGTTGTTACGGCTAAAAAGCAGCCAAAAGAGGTTGAAAAAGTTGCGAAAAAGGTCGTGAAAGTTATTGCACCTACTCCACCACCGAAGCAAAATGCCGAAATATTTGCATTAAGCAGGGCGAAAATGGATCAGGATATGCAGGCAAAAGCCCAGGAAATGGAACTTCGCGACCTGAGAATCCAGTCTGAGAAGATAAGGTTGGATAAAACTGCCGGCAACTTACTGCCTATTGACCTGGCAACAGGAGTTATTGAGCGACATGCCAATTCAATCTTAAAGACTTTTGAAAAAGGGTTTGAGCGCATCACGGAAATTTATTCAAACATGGCTGGCTTCGATCCGGATCAGCGGGCAGAATTTCTACGGGAATGCCGTCAGGAGTTGGCAGATTGCGTAACTAAAGCTGGTACCAAATCACAGGAAGAAATTGAAATATTGGTTGACAACTACTCAGAGGAATTAATGAAAGGGCAGAGAAAGGCATGACCGGTTCGGATGTCATATCATCAACATGGAAAGGGAAGTTGCAGGCGATTTCTAAAAATGTTTTCCAGTATGAAATGGTTAAGCCCATGCCTTCCGATTGGACTGAGAAAAATATTATACTTCCTGATTCCACAACTAAGTTTCCTGGGCCTTTCAGATACAGGTTAACACCTTACGCTATTGAGATAGTCAACCTGGCGCACAGAAATTCATCAGTTAGGTATTTTGCTGTGATGAAGTCTAGCCAGTGCGGCATAACCGCTGGCGTTGTGATACCAATGATCTGCTACAAAATTGTGGTTGATCCGGATCCGATATTATTCACAGCTGCCGATAAGATCATGGCCGGTAGAACCATTAAGGAAAGGCTTGATCCGATATTGGGGGAAAGCGCATTAAGCAGATTTATCAGGCCGAATGCTATAAAGAAAGTTCAGAAGCGAACCGGTGATACAGAATATTCAAAAGAGTATGCGGGTGGCACATTGACGGCAGCGGGCACCAGCAATCCGGATACTTTTCGTATGTACTCAGCTCAAACGGTATTGGCAGATGATTTTGATACTGCCCCTGCAGAGATAGGCGAGGAAGGCGATATTACAAAGGTTATGGACGGCCGCCAAAAGATGTACGGTGATAGTTCACTTACCGGATATATCTCTACTCCAAAAATTACGGCCACCTCCCAAATTTACAAACAGTTCCTAAAGGGCACTCAAAAAAAATGGCACTGGCCATGCCCGGCATGCGGCGAATATTTCCCGGTTGAATTTTCGGTTATAATGGCCGATAATACCAGGGCTGGATTGATTTGGAAACTGGATGAACACGGTGATCTAATACCTGAATCGATACATTATCGTACGCAATGCTGTGGTGAAGGAAAGTTGCTTTACAAAGATAAGCACCGGTTAAACTCATTGGGCTGCTGGATAGCCACCAATCCTAAACCTCAGAAATATTTCGAGAGCTACCAACTAAATGACCTGGTTATACCGCCAACATTTGATTCCTGGGAAAAGATTATCATTGAATGGTTAGAGGCAAATCCACGTGGGCAGAAACCAATCGCACTAAAGCTAAAGGCTTTCTTCAATCAGCGCCTCGGACTCCCTTTCGAGGAAACCGGCATCACGCCAAAGTCAACAGCCCTCATGGAAAATACGCGGACTTATCATCCCGGAATAGTTCCTGACAAAACCGCTGAGCTCGATCTTAACGGAAAAATAATATTGGTTACACTGGCATGCGATTTAAACGGCGAACAAGATGATGCACGTTTGGATTGGGAGATTTTGGCGCATGCTGCATCCGGTGCAACCTACTCAGTTAATCACGGAAGCATAGGCACGTTCGTAAGAACGAGGGATCGCGGAAAGCCGGATGCCGAAAAGGAAAGTAACCGCCAAAAGTGGACCTATGTTCACAATATGGAATGGGATAAGCACGATAATAAAGCCGGTTCAGTATGGCCGGAATTGGAACGCATCATAAAATCAACATTGGAATCGGAGAGCGGATTGCGTGATCGTAATATTGATATTTCGGTTATTGATACTGGCCATTGGGAAAAACTGGCCATGCAGTTTGTGGTAAATATGCAGGAACAAGGCGTTAAGATATTCGGAGTTAAGGGAAAGGTAGAAGCCAAATACCGCAAGAACCAACGGGATACAGCGCCGGTGAAGCGATCAACTGAGCGACCTAAGCAACTTTACCTGATCGAGGTTAACCAGGTAAAATATGATTTGGCGCAGATGATGCAGTTGAGGCCAGGCGATGAAGGCTCAGCGCAGCCTATGGGTTTCATGAACTTCCCGCAGCCGAATGATGGCAAATATCTTTACCCTAATTACTTTTCGCACTATGAGGGAGAGGAGATGAAGGAGGAAAAGGACGGCAATCAGGAAGTAATTGGTTATAGATGGGAGAAAAAAACATCACAAAGTCAGAATCACTTTTGGGATATCAGGGTTTATAACCTTGCTGCCCCGCTGATTTATTTAGACCAGGTTAAACTTTCCGACCCGGCTAAATATAAATTTTTAACATGGGAAGATTTTGTATTAATGGTAACAGCATAATATTATGGAAAAAGAAGAATATAAATTCCAAGCAATTAAATATGCTTGGTGTCACTTGGTAAGTGTTCAAGACTTTGATAAATTAAATCTTGATGAAAATGGCTATTCCAATTGGCGTTGCAGGTCATTGATGCAATCTCACTTATGGGATAACCTATCATCTAAGCTAAAACCTGGAACGCCTAAAATGTCAAGTGGTCATGATTTACTCTACAGGCCAAAAGCATTAAATGGCATTGAGAATAATAACGGATGGCATAAAATATCTTCAAGGTCCGACCTACCAAAGGAGGCCGGAATGTATTTATTCTTAGTCGATAATCGCGAAATTCAGCAATGGTGTGACAATGATACTTCTTTTTCTAAATTACATACTCATTGGCGAGATATACAAGAAATTAAAAAACCTATTTATTAACCTATGAAAGAAGTTATCAAAGCCGCTCAGGAAAAGAAGTCAGAACTTCAAAAGGCTATAAACGAAATTACTCCGCAGATGCAGCAGGCCAAATCAACCTATGATGCTTTTGAGCGCCAGTTCAACCAGTTGGTAAGGGATAAGGCAGCATTGGAGGAAGAATTATCCGAATTAATTAAACAGAGCAAAATTTAATTATATTTGGACGGCTGTATCGCAGCTGATTGTTTCATGATAGGGAGGCGCAGCGGGTTTAGGTCCGTTGCGTTTTTTGTTTTTGTCTTTTAATTTAAAAATATTCTATATTTGTTGAAACGCGAAAAGTATGTGCTGCTTTACTGAATACAACAGTATTTATCTTTACATTGATAGCCAGACTGATCTTTACAACAAGATTGTCGCTATAAATGCCATTATTGCTGCCAATGAAAATGCAATGCTTGCCGCGGCTACCGGTGGCGCTGGCGTTTACCAGATGTATGAAATGGATGATGGGCAGATCCGTATTAAAACCGGGTACCGTAGCCTAAAAGAACTTATTGAAAGTTCAAATGCCCTGGAAGTAATCAAACAGCGTTATGTCAATCAACTTAATGGACCTACAGTACAGTTGCGTGGCCGGGCTACATTCCGCGGCAGAAGATGGGGAGGGTGCTGGTAATGACAACAATCAATGAAATGTACCGGGAAGTTTTGGCGCATCAGGCCCAAATGAGAGATATTCCCGCTCAGGCAGCTGAAATTGCCAAAGTCGCTGAGGTTATTACTGAACAGACTGAACGACATACCGAAGAACAAAAAGCCTATTTAGGTTCAGGTGGTAATGGCGGTTATGGCTATGGTAATGCCGGGCCTTACTCCACTTTTTTCACTCCTGTATTTAACGGATTATTCAACGGTGAGAAATCTGAGGGCGCTTTAGGCAACCCGATGAATCTTTTGCCTGATTATAGGGCACTACGGTTCAGGGCTTATGAAGCTCACCTGACCAATCCGGATATAAAGATCATTGCCGGCAAATATTTCAAATGGATAGTCGGTAACGGCCTTAAATTTCAATGCGAGCCGGACGAAACGTTGCTGACTTTGGAAAAGGTAACCGAAGATATGGAGGCGTTCAAGTCAAATATGGAAGCGTACTTTCCTGTTTGGTGCAATAGCCCCATGAGCGATTACTCAGGCATGGGTAATATGCACCAGAATGCCAAAAAGCAGTATGAAACGAAATGGTCAGGAGGTGATTGCCTTACAATATGCCGTTTTGATGAAAATTATAATTTAACTACCCAAATAATAGACGGACAGCATATCAATGATCCCACTGATATGAATATGCAGGAAGCCGCTCGCGCTGCGGGTAATACCATATTACAGGGAATTGAAATGAACCCGGTTACCGGTAAGCATGTCGCTTTTTATGTGAATGCTATTGCTTTAGAGCCTTCATTATCCAATATTTTGAGTGGCCCGGCATCAACATACGTGAGAATTGAGGCAGTCGGTAAAGAAACAGGCTGTTTAATGGCCTGGATGTGTTACGGATTTAAACTTAGGATTGATCACCAGCGCGGCCTTTCATCA